GTGTTAACGAACCACGTAGACTTGAAGCAGATATGCAATCAGAAAGACTTGAAGCAGACGAGGATAGACAAGTATCAGAAGAAGATGCTTTACTCAATGATGAGAGCATGGAGCATTACGAAGCACAGCAAGACGATCTCAAAGATTACGGCTTCGGTGAAGACTTTAACAAAAAATTCTTAGACGAGTTACAGAAAATTAAAAGTGAGAAAGGTGCAGACTATTTCCGTTGTTACCCTTCAAAAGATGAAATCATGGGCGATAATTTAAGACCTATGTTTGATACTATAATGAACACTCCTAATATGGGACAAGGTGCAGAACAGTCAAAGCATGTTGATGTAATATCTCAGAGCAGTAAAAGGAACTAAGATGAACGAAAGAGATCTTAACAAAAAATTATTAAACATTATGGAAGGAGTTTCTTTCAACAGTTTTGGCATGCCACAAGTATCAGCAGAACCAGAAGTAACAGGTTCAGTAGAATTCAAACAGCACAAGAACACTGATAAAGGTTCAGTAAGCATAGAAGCAAGTGCAGACGATATGCAAGAACTTGCAAAAGTATTAAAACTTGCAGGATTAACATTACCAAGTGGTATGAATGCAGATCAAGACCCAATTCAACCTGAAAAGGAAGAAGAGCCTGAAGTTGTTGCAGACAGCGAAGTTGCAGAAGAAGATTGTCCACGTTGTGATGACCCTGAATGCAGTGACGAAGAGTGCGAAGAAGATGACGGCTATTTCGGTGGTACAAAGGAATATGAAGATGTTTCTTACAGCACAGACAAAGAAGAACTTGTTAAATCACTAAGAGCTAAACTCCAAAACATTCTTTCCTAAGTCTCAAATCCTATAAATAACTAATATGGCAAGAGGTACAGCAGATTCCAGTCTGGTTAAACCAGCACATTCTAAAGTTGACTACACTCCTGATGAATTAAGAGAATTCCAGAAGTGTTGCGATTTGTCATCTGGTGCATTATTTTTCATGACAGAGTTTATGAAAATACAGCATCCTACCAGAGGTGGTATAAAGTTTATACCATTTGATTACCAGTTAGAACTAATAAAAAATTACAACGACTATCGTTATAGTATTAACATGCTGGGCAGACAGATGGGTAAAACCACTGTAGCCGCAGGTTACTTGTTGTGGTATGCAATGTTTCAACCAGACAGTACAATACTTGTTGCGGCTCACAAGGCGGCAGGTGCAAGTGAAATTATGCAACGTATCAGATATGCGTATGAGAATGTACCAGATCACATCAGAGCAGGAGTAAGCGAGTACAACAAAGGCAGTATAACTTTTGATAATGGTAGTCGTATTTTAAGTAGTACAACCACTGAAACAACTGGACGTGGTATGTCCTTAACACTTGTTTACTGTGATGAGTTTGCGTTTGTGCGTAATACCATTGCTAAAGAGTTTTGGACTTCATTATCTCCTACACTTGCAACAGGTGGTAAAGCAATTGTAACAAGCACACCAAACAATGATGACGATCAGTTTGCAATGATTTGGGCTGGTGCAAACAACACATTTGATGAATATGGTAATGATTCGCACCTTGGTGTAAATGGTTTTAAACCATATTTGGCTGTGTGGGATCAACACCCAGACAGAGATGAAGCATGGGCGGCACAAGAAAGGGCAAGTATTGGTGAAGAACGTTTTAGACGAGAACACCAATGTGAGTTTGTTATATATGATGAAACACTGATTGCTCCGTTAAAACTTGTTAATTTGCGTGGACAAGATCCTATAAGACAAATGGGTCAAGTACGTTGGTATAAACATCCACATCCTAATTGCACTTATGTAGTTAGTTTAGATCCAAGCACAGGCACAGGCGGCGATGCCGCTGGAATACAAGTTGTAGAGTTACCAACATTAACACAGGTAGCAGAATGGCAACATAATAAAACACCTGTAGAAGGCCAAATGCGTACTATGATGGATATACTACAGTACCTAAAAGAATTACAAGTAGCACAAATATACTGGAGTGTTGAAAGCAATGCAGTTGGTGAAGCGGCTCTGGTTGTTATCAGAGACACAGGTGAGGAAAACTTCCCAGGTGAAATGCTACACGAACCAAAGAAAGTATCAGGAAAGAAAGGCAGACGTGGTTTTTATACCAGTCACAAGTCTAAAGTAGAATCATGTTTATCACTAAAACGTTTAGTTGAACATGATAAAATTACACTTCAAAGTAAACCTCTAATGTCAGAGTTAAAAAACTTTGTTGCAAAAGGTAACAGTTTTGCCGCTAAAGTAGGCGAACACGATGACCTTGTAATGAGTCTTGTATTAGCAGTACGTATGATTGATTATATAGCAACATTTGAAGATGAAGTGTATGAACGAGTAAACTCTAATCTCACCAATGATGTGCTATCAGAGTACAGCGATGAAGATGAATGGGACGGACCAATGCCAATAGATCTTCTATAAGTGATAAATAGTTGTACTAAAGGAGATAACAGCAATGGCAGTTAACGCAGATGCAGTAGGAGAAAAAATCTTTAACCTTATGAAAGGCTTCGGTCTTGAGGTTAAAAGTTTTAGTGCCGAAGGCAAGATTACAATTGATCCACAGGACGCAACACGATTTGTAGTAGCGGATCCTAACATGATTGTGCGTTATGACAAGCCTAATCAAACAATTCAGTTTGCTACAAGTACAGCAGAAGAATCAGAGCAATTACGTACTATGTTAAAAGATTTAGCAACTGACAATTTACAAAACTTTGACTTTAAAGTGTTTGATAGAAGATTAGAACCTAAATCAGAGATGATTGATATCGCACAAAAGCAGGAGAAAGACATGGCAGATGTATTAGAAGGATTTGGTGCAATGACTGGCAGTACTAAAACCAGTTACCAAGGACTTGATAATGTCAAAATCGTTGTGAGACACAAGAAAGCAGTTAACGAAGAAGTACGTGGAGCAAGAAGCAGAAATATCCACAGCATCTTTATACAACGTGGTGACGAAAGATTTAAAATGGCTGAAAACAATTTGAAAGCCGCAAGAGCAATGGCACGCCATATACAGAAAGGCGGAGAAATGCATGACACAGTAGGTGAGAGCATTACTGAAATGGCCGCTGAACATAGAACATTAAAAGAGTTTGTTCGTTATGTTAAGAAGGGCGGGTTGGTAAATGAAACCAACGAAGAGTATGTAAATATTGCTGTTGAAAATATTAACAGTATCAATGACACATTACAGAAACTTGCAGGTGCTAAAACTTATGCAAATACATCTGAGAGCGTTATTGGTAGAAGTCAAATAGAAGTACTTGAAGATGATATTGACTTAGAAGCAAAATTCACAGAAACACATTTTGATGACAGAGTAGCAAATGCTATGTCAAGTATCAAAAGTGCTATGTCAAGAAGATCACAGTTTGAAGAAAGTATTACATTAGCAGTACAGAATGAAAAGTTTGATAACCTCAAGAACTTGTTGTCAGAAGATGACGGTGTTGAATTTATTTCACCAGCGGCAAAACTTAGTCACCAAGTATCACAAATGAGTCAATCATCTACTAATCCAATGTTAGGTACTTACTTGAACGGCATCAGTAAAAAGATTGGTGGTGGAGCAGGACTTAATCAACATGAGTATGCAACTATTAAGAGTTGTTTACTAAGTGCTAATCAACCACAAATTAAAGCAGTAGCAGAAGATCACAGTGCTAAGTTTGAAGCATTCATGGAATCATTAGATATCCTGTAAGTTACTGTTTTAAAAGAACTAACCAAATAAAACCCGCTATATGCGGGTTTTTTGATAAATAAAACTGTTAGAAGGAGTTAACTCCACAAACAAAGTTTTTTTTGAAACAATGTAAAAAAACGGTTGACAAATTCTATCTTGGCAATTATAATAAACCAGTAATCATATGATTACGACTATGGCAAACATGGCAATTACAGGAGAAACATCATGGCCTCATTAGCAGAAATCAGAGCGAAGCTCTCATCAATGGAAACCAAACCCGGTTCCAAAAATAACTCACAAAGCGACAACGCAATTTATCCACACTGGAATATTGACGAAGGTACCTCAGCAGTATTGAGATTCTTACCAGACTCAGATCCAGATAACACATTCTTTTGGGTAGAACGTCAAATGATTCGTTTGACTTTCCCAGGTGTGAAAGGTGGAGAAAACAAACCAGTTACAGTACAAGTACCTTGCGGTGAAATGTACGGCGATTCGTGTCCAGTACTAACTGAAGTACGTCCTTGGTTCAAAGACGCATCTTTAGAAGATATGGGCAGAAAGTATTGGAAAAAACGTTCATACATTTTCCAAGGATTTGTAACTGAGAATCCTCTCAACGAGGAATCACCAGAAAACCCAATTAGACGTTTTGTGATTTCACCACAAATCTTCAACATTATTAAATCAGCACTTATGGATCCAGATATGGAAAACATTCCAACTGATTATGTTGCAGGTACTGACTTTAGAGTCACAAAAACAACCAAAGGTCAATACGCAGACTACAGTACTTCAAAATGGGCTCGTAAAGAGAGTGCATTAGATGAAGTACAACTTGCGGCAGTAGACACAAATGGTTTACACAACTTAGCAGACTTTTTGCCTGCAAAGCCAACTGCAGAAGGATACCAAGCAATTACAGAAATGTTTGCGGCATCAGTAGATGGTGAGTTGTATGATCCAGAGCGTTGGGGTAACTTTTACAAGCCATATGGCGTAGAAGTTCCAAGCACAGCGACACCAGCCACAAGTGCTCCAGCACAAGCGGCGGCTCCAGTAGCACCAACGGCGGCACCTGCACCTGCACCAGCAGTAGCAGAAGCGGCTCCAGTAGCACCTGCACCAGCAGTAGAAACAGCGGCTCCAGTAGCACCTGCTCCTGCACCTGAAGTAGATAAAGGAAAGCAATCAGCAGATGACATCTTACAGATGATTCGTAACAGAAGCAACGGGTAAGGAGATACATCATGCAAAAACCTTTTGACCTAAGTAAGTTCCGTACTGGTATCACTAAAAGTATTAGTGGTATTAGTGCAGGATTCCACGATCCACAGGATTGGATTAGCACAGGCAACTACACACTAAACTACTTAATCAGTAGTGACTTTAACAAAGGAATTCCGTTAGGAAAGGTTAGTGTATTTGCAGGTGAATCCGGTTCTGGTAAATCGTTTATATGTTCAGGCAACATTGTAAAGAACGCTCAAGAAATGGGCTGTCAAGTAGTGTTGTTTGATTCAGAGAACGCACTCGACGAAGATTGGCTACAAGCACTTGACGTTGATACATCACCAGAGAAACTATTAAAGATCAGTGTTAGCATGATTGACGATGTTGCGAAAGCAATTAGTGAATTTGTTAAAGACTACAAAGCAAACTACAGCGATCTCCCCTATGAAGAAATGCCTAAGTTAGCATTTGTTATTGATAGTTTGGGTATGTTATTAACGCCTACTGACGTAGCACAATTTGAAAAAGGTGACATGAAAGGTGACATGGGTAGAAAGCCTAAGGCATTAACAGCCTTGGTTAGAAACACTGTTAACCAGATTGCACCTTTTCCGATTGCCTTAATTGCTACTAACCACACTTATGCATCACAGGACATGTTTGATCCAGATGATAAAATAAGTGGAGGACAAGGCTTTATATATGCAAGTAGTATTGTTGTTGCTATGAGAAAACTTAAATTAAAAGAAGATCTCGATGGTAACAAAGTATCTACAGTGCAAGGTATTAGAGCGGCATGTAAGGTAGTTAAGTCTCGTTACAGCAAACCGTTTGAAGGTGTGCAAATCAAGATTCCATATGAAACAGGCATGGATCCTTATAGTGGCCTATTAGAAATGCTTGAAACACGTGGCATCGTTGATAAAGTTGGTAACAAACTCTCTTATGTTTCACCAGTAACAGGTGAAGAAATCAAAGAGTTCAGAAAAGGTTGGTCTGGAGATAAACTTCAGGTAATTATAGATGAATGGAGTCAAAATCCAAAAGCAACAGGGTTTGAAGAAGATCTTGATCTTGGCGATGTTGACCCAGATGAACTTGATAACATAGAGGAGTTGATGGATGAGTCCTGAGATAGCATTACTTAGTGAGACATGGGAACTTGTAAAAACCCATGTCAATGCTAAAGATCGTTTACACGTAGCAGAATCCATGTTGAGATTGTTTGAAGAAAATATTGATATCCAGGATATTAATGTTTACATGAACGAATTCGACAAAGTCATGAAAACTGCCATTGTCACTTATTTTGACGAAGGCATTGATGACGAGGATGAAGACGACGAGTACGAGTATTAAAAATGAGTACTTGGTATAATAAAGTAGTTGGTAATTTAGGTGAGATCGTTGATTCAGTAAATTACTTTGAAAACGAACTTGAGGAAGCCAAGTATGAAGTTGGGATAAGAGGCAGTCTGGAGAAATCCAGTTCTGCCTTACCCGGCATCACAGAACATCGCTTTAATCAGTTACAAGAGATTGAAGCAATCCTCGAACACTTAAACATAGAACTTCGCAAAGAACGTTCTAAAACATTCCGCAAGTATTTGGAAACATACAATAGACAACTGTCCAGCAGAGATGCTGAAAAGTATGTTGACGGTGAAGATAGTGTTATTGACCTAACGCATCTATGTAACCAATTCAGTCTATTGAGAAACAGGTACTTAGGTATTATGAAAGGCTTAGATGTCAAGCAATGGCAAATAGGACACATCACAAAACTTAGAACTGCTGGAATGGAAGATATTGTAATTCAATAAACAGGTTGACAAACTTTTCTAATTTGCTATAATAGTAGCATGGAACAAAATTATACAGAAGAACAAATAAGATCATTAGTTGGTGCGCCAACTCTTGAGGAAGAGCAAACCTGTGCATGTGGCGAGCAAATTACAGAATGTAATGAAGCATACGAACACATGACCAGTGGAGTTTAATAGGGGTCGAGAGACTCGGGTAAGGGACAGGATTACAAGTGATTACCAGTCCACAATTCGTTTACGACAGAGTAACGACAGTAATCCATCCCTCCAATTTATCTTTGCTCCGTTCGTCTAATGGTTAGGACACTGGGTTTTCATCTCAGCAATAGGAGTTCGATCCTCCTACGGAGTACCATACTATAGTCTGATTTTTGCGTATTGACGCTCGTTTTGTACAGACTTTAAACAACAAAAACAAATGGCAGGTCAACAGCTCTTGGACCTACATAAACTAAATAGAGCCAGAGTAGAAAGCAATGTGGGTGATTAGCTCAGTTTGGTAGAGCATCTCGTTTACACCGAGAGGGTCGGCAGTTCGAACCTGTCATCACCCACCATTTGTACATAACCGGTCCGGTAGTTAAACGGTTATAATTCCGCCCTGTCACGGCGGTGTTCGGGGGTCGATTCCCCGTCGGACCGCCACTATTAAATTATAAATACAGATATGCTTAAACTTGAATGTGGTCCTGAAGACCATAGAGAAATAGTAACAATAGACATAGACACTACAAAAAAGATTGGTCTCTTTTTAAGTGGTGGTATAGACAGTTCTGTATTGTTGTCTTGTATGTGTAAGGATATAATTGCACAGGGTAAACAACCTAAAGATGTTATTAAATATTTGTTTAACATACCCAAGACCGATGGTGCTGAATTATATCCACCTGCACTTATAGAGTTTGTTGAGAAAAAGTTTGATATAGAATTACCGTCAACAACTCGTGTTAGGATAACACAATTACATCAACGTTTCCATGGACAAAAAGTTTGGGAGTCTATATTGCATACTTTAGAGAACTACGATGTAGATCAAATTTACATGGGCGACCAACGTTCTAATCCAGACTTAGATACTACACTTCCCACCAGAAGCGAAAAGATAGAAGGCCCAATGCCGGGCACATTGATTTTTCCTTTTAACCATACTCAAAAGAGCCACACCATTGATATTATGTTTCAGTTAGGTGTAGAAGAAATATCAAACCTATCACATAGTTGTACAGAAACAATGACTGGTAAATGTGGTAAATGTTATCATTGCAAAGAACGTGCATGGGCATTTGAGTCTATGGATAAAGTTGACACAGGGAATGGATAGAACAAAACGTAGATATATCAGATTTAACTTACCCTCAGGTGGTGGCGGTATGCCAGCTCAAATGCACAGAGGCAGAATATCTAATGCAGTTAACAAATGGGCTAAAAATTACGGCATAGAAGTTTCTTTTAAAACAGTAGGGTACGAACTGCACCTATCGTTCCAATCAGATCCAGAACTTGCACAATTCATCCTCACATTCGATGAGGACCTCGGATTCACTAAATTTAAAACAATAGAAATGTAGGTTGACAAATACCTAAAAGATGCTATACTTATTTCATAGGTAGGCGGCTGTAGCTCAGTTGGATAGAGTATGTGGCTACGAACCACAGGGTCGGGAGTTCGAATCTCTCCAGCCGCGCCAACAAGTTAGAGGAGTATATATTATTAATAAGATGGGTATTAGAAAAAACAAAATAATTTTAACAGACGTAGATGGTGTAGTTCTTGATTGGGAAGAAGGCTTCTCTGTCTGGATGGAGCATCACGGTCATAGCAAAGTTGATGGATATCAGTTTATGTATTCCATCGGTGATCGCTATGGCATGTCCAGAAACAACGGACATAAACTTGTTAAAGTATTCAACGAGAGTGCCGCAATAGGCTTTCTCCCTCCCCTCAGAGATGCACAGTACTTTGTTAAAAAGTTATCTGAGCAACATGGGTATAAGTTTATAGCCATAACATCTCTGTCTTTAGATCCTTATGCCAAGGAATTGAGGACTCGTAATTTAAACAAGTTGTTTGGTGATGCATTCATTGACGTTGTTTGTTTAGATACTGGTGCTGATAAGGATGAAATACTTGCAGAATACGGTGCCAAGTACACTGATAATTACTGGATTGAGGATAAGCCTGAGAATGTACAAGCAGGAATCAATGCAGGATTGAAGGGAATTTTGGTAGAACACGGGCATAATATGGTAGAACCTAAGGGTATTGTAGTAAAGAATTGGGAAGAAATTTACAATCTTGTTACAAATCAATAGGTTACAGCATACCAAAACGGTTGACAGATCATTAAAAACTGCTATAATATGTACATAAATTAATTAATTGCTGTGGGAGGCAATATTATGGAAAAGCAAGTTCGCATTATACAAGGTACTTACAGAAACGCACCTATCACTGATACAGTGTTTCCGTTAGTAAAACCAAGCACTTTCGGTAAGAAAGGTTTATTTATTACTGTAGACGCCAGCAAGGTGTTAGGTCCAGACAAGAAAGCAATACGTGTATTGCTTGAAAATCCAAACGATATAGAATACGTTGACGGACCAGCAACTGAAGTTGAGTCTACTGAAACTGCACCTGCAAAAGCAGTAAAAGAAACTGAAGAGCAGGCCATGGATAGAATCAAACGTAGATTTAATATCCTTGATGAGATGACTGATGCTGTGGCAAACGGTGTTGTTAGAGGTCTTATCGTAAGTGGCCCTCCAGGTGTTGGTAAGAGTTTTGGTGTTGAGAAGATACTTGACGAATACGATGTTATGGCTAAACTTAGCAGTAAGCCGCCAAGAACAGAAGTAGTCAAGGGTTCAATGACACCAATTGGTCTGTATCAGACACTATACAACAATTCGCAGAAAGGTGACATCCTTGTGTTTGATGACTGCGACAGTGTATTGTTTGATGAAGTATGCTTGAACATGTTGAAGGCAGTACTTGACTCAGGCAAGAAAAGAACTATTAGTTGGAAGTCAGAATCGCAGGCTCTTCGTAGAGAAGGTATTCCTGATAGATTTGAGTTCAAAGGTGGTTGTATCTTTATTACTAACGTTGACTTTGAAAACGTTCGTTCTAAGAAGATCAAGGATCACTTATCAGCACTTATGTCCAGATGTCATTACATTGACCTTGAGATGAATAGTGTTAGCGATAGGTTCTTACGTATTAACCAAATTGTACGTGACGGTATGTTAGACGAGTATAACTTCGGTAAAGAAGGAGACCAAGAAGTAGTGGACTTTATGGTTTTGAAGGCTAACAGGTTGCGTGAAATTTCACTCAGGATGGTTCTTAAGGTAGCAGACCTTAAACAGATGTCTCCGGACACTTGGCAAGAACTTGCGGAGTCAACCTGTATGAAACGTGTTGCATAACATTCTCCCACAACTTGTTTGTAACACAACGCTCTACCCGGATTTCCGGGTAGAGTTATTTTAACTTTAACATTAAGGAAAATAATGAAGAATAGAAAGATAGCGTCATTACTTGCCGTTGCATGTTTATTAAACATTAACGTGTATGCAGATGACTTGATAGAAGAAATTGTTGTAGTCGGTGCAACAATTGTTGAAACTACTCCAAACGTTAACGAAGACTTTGGGTTAGTAGAAACAGTAATGCCTGCAATGGCATACACAGCCGGAGGCTTTGGTGGCTTTAGTGGCTATAATGAGCGTGGAGCACAAACAGAACACACAACTATTTTTAGGAATGGTGTACCTGTTAACGATGCAGGCTCAGGATGGTATGACTTTGGTCACGACATTGTTACTGGACAAGAAGCATTAAAAATTGTTAGTGGTCCTAACAGTGTGCTATATGGTTCAGGCAGTTTGGGTGGTTCAGTGTTTATCACAGACGACCTACAAGACGGTTTTGTATCCAGGCTTGGGTCAGACCATACACTTGTTGATGTAAGTCAAAGCGGATTTGGTGTTACATATTTTGATGTATCAAACGGCTCAGTGAGAACTGACAACGATGAAACAGATAATTATGTAAACAAAACAGCAAGGCTTGATCAAACAGTTGGTGGATTTGACATCAATGTAAATTACACTGATTACGATTATGACTATGACAACTGCTATACTGCAAGTTTTTCACAGTCAAACGATTGTACTCAGACTGGTAATAAAGTTGCTGTGAGTGTTCGTAATGATAACATCACATTAGGTTATAACAAAAATAATGCAGATTATTTTACTGGAGATGACTTAACGTATGACAGCGAAGCAGAAAGACTTTACTTAGATGCTAAAACCAAATATCTACTTGGCACACCAGCCGCAGAACTTATTGTGGGTATCACCGGTGATCAAGAAACATATATGGATAACGATCAGACTGATGTCAGTGGTTATGCATCTATTAACTTTGAAAACCAATTTGGTGTCGGCGTAAGAGTAAACGAAGATGCATTTGTTTACAGAGTAGGATACAGCAAAGAACTGCTTTCTATAAATTTTGCTACCAGTTATCGTAACCCTACATTGTATCAACAAAATGGTGACGTATGGGTACAAGGCAATGCAGACTTAGAAGCAGAAGAGTCTATGGGTGCTGAAGTTACATTTGGTGCTATAACATTGTACAGGTATGAATTTGAACAAGGTATACAATACCAATCAGGCTACACGGATGATGCAGGTGTGTATAACAGTGCAACATACATTAACTCAGGCGAATACAAAACACAGGGCATTAGATTTGTAGATGCTTATGCTGTACCGTATGGCAGTCTTAATGTAATGGTTGGATACACAGACAGTGATCAACCACGTGTACCAGAGTTAAAAACTCAGTTGAGCTACTATGCAAGTTTTGGTGATGTAAAATTCAAAACTATTTATAGTGGTATGTTTGACAGAGCACCTGGACCTTACGATGGAGCAAGCCTGGATGACCTAAGCACACTTGATTTTGTGTTCAGCAGACAGTTTGCAAAAGCCACAGTATCGTTTACTGTTCGCGATGTATTTGATAATGAGTTTGAAGTAACACCAGGCTATGGTGCTGGTGGTAGAAAATACTTCTTGACAATCTCATCAAACTAAGGTATATATAAGTATGCATAAAACAGTTTTAGAAATTAGAGACGAAGTAAACATCAAGTTCGTTGGACTCGATGTAAAGACAAGGCGTAAGATTTCTGATTCGGTAAAATTCTTTTTACCTTATGCATACCATATGCCAGCATACAAATTAGGCCGCTGGGATGGTTGCGTTAGATTTTGCGACATTGGCGGCCGATCCTATTTGAATTTACTCGACACTCTACTACCAATTGTAACCGCGGCAGGTTATGATGTAGAGGTTGATGATCAAAGGCAAACATGGGATTTCAAATTTAACCCTGTTGAGGCAAACAGTTATGAAGATACTGCATGGCCTCCCAGACATCCTGCCGCAGGGTTACCTATTATTTTAAGAGACTATCAAGTAGAAGTTATTAATCGATTCCTTGATAATCCTCAGTGTTTACAGGAAGTGGCAACAGGAGCCGGTAAAACACTTATCACAGCAGTGCTTAGTCATCGTTGTGAGGACTTTGGCAGGACTATAGTAATTGTGCCAAACAAAGATCTTGTTGTGCAGACAGAAAAAGATTACAAAAATTTAGGTATGGACGTTGGTGTTCTTTATGGCGACAGAAAAGAATATGACAAGACTCATACTATATGCACATGGCAAAGTCTTGCAGTACTGGAAAAGAAAACAAAGGCAGGCGAAGCCGAAGTTGACTTAGATGTATTCCTCGATCAAGTTGTGTGTGTAATGGTTGACGAAGTACACAAAGCAAAAGCAGATGTATTGCGTGACCAGTTGAGTGGTATGTTTAAAAATGTTCCTATACGTTGGGGACTAACAGGTACTATACCGCAAGACGAACACGAAGCAGTAGCATGTACCTGTGCATTAGGACCTGTTACAGGTAGCCTAAGCAGTAAAGAGTTACAAGACATGGGTGTATTGGCTGACTTGGACATTAGTATTTTGCAGATGCAAGATGGTCCACTTGGGTTCAATGGATATGCACAAGAACTTAAATGGCTTACCACAGACGAAACAAGACTAAAACATCTATCGCAGATAATTAACCAAATGGCACAACAAGGTAACACACTTGTCCTCATAGATAGAATTGCCACAGGAAATATATTTTCAGAGATGAATCCCGAATGGGCATTTGTTAGTGGTGGTATGAAAGTCAAAGACAGACAATCCGAGTATGATGAAATATCAGAAATGGATAACAAGGTCATTGTTGCTACATACGGTGTAGCGGCAGTAGGTATCAACATACCTCGAATATTTAATTTGATTATGTTGGAACCAGGAAAAAGTTTTGTTCGTGTCATACAGAGTATCGGTAGAGGTATTCGTAAGGCAGAGGACAAAGATTACGTAAATGTGATTGACATATCAAGCAATCTAAAGTATAGTAAAAGACATTTAACTAAACGTAAAGTGTTTTACAAAGAAAAAGAATTCAGACACACTATGACGAAAGTTGAATACAAATAAGGAAAACTATGAAAATATTAACGATAGAAAACGAGCCATTTGATCTCAATACGGTTCCTGATGAAGTTGAGGACATGCGATATTGTGTACTTGATGCATCAGACAAAGACGAGATAGACTTTTACTTCCTGCCATTGATATTTTTAGAGAGTTTCCATGCTCCTGCAATATGTTTGCAAATAGGAAATTCATCTATACAGATGCCAATGGATTGGAGTATATTAATCTGTGACGATGACTATGGTGGAGTAGAAGTTATTCCATTAACAAGTTTAAACAATAGAGGATTTAAAGCATTAGCAACCAATCCACTAAGTACTAAAATACCAGACTGTTATGATATTACTATTACAAATATCTATCAAGACGTAAAATGGTTTTTTCCTAAACTAAAGCATGGCCACATGTTGGCTGTTCCTTTAGAAAGCAAAGACAAGCCACGGTGTGCATACTTTGTAAAAGAGCAAAACAAAATTTGTAATATTGAGGTTGGAGATTTAATGTAATGGCAAAGGAGCCTAAACTACCACTTAAAACAGTACTACATGCAATTGATAAAAGAGACAAGAATTTTTATAACAACTTAACAATTGAACAACGTAAGTCTTTAGGACTGTGGATGATGTTGAGATATGCGAGTAGTGTGCAAGGTAAGAATGCACCACAGTATATCTTTATGGTCAATGAGTTGTTTAACCAAGACTTTTATTCAATTAACAAACATCCAGAATTACAATGGCTGTTATTAAGTGCATGTGGTTCAGGCAAAGTAGAATTCCATCCGTATATTAAACCACCTACACAAAAGAAAAAGAAAAACAAGTCTCAGCAATTTATAGCAGACTTATTACCACATCTAAAAGCAGATGAAATAGAAATGGTATTGAGTATGAACACAAAACAAGAATTAAAAGACTTAGCAAAAGATTATGGGTACGATGACAAAACAATCAAAGACATCTTCGGTAAGTGATCAAGTTTGTAAATGGTGCGACAAAAGTTTTCGTAGTGATAGAACTTTAGCCGCTCATATGTGTCCACGCAAAAGGCGTTGGGCAGACAAAGATATGACACATGTTAGATTAGGATACCGTGTATTCCAGATGTTCTATGAAATCAATACTGCAACCAGCAAACCAAAAAGTCAAGAAGACTTTATTCGCAGTCAATACTATGAAGGCTTTACCAAGTTTGGTAGAAGTTGTATTCGCAATGAATACTTGTCGCCTGAAACATTTGCGGAGTGGCTAATTAAGAATGGTAAGAAGTTAGCGGACTGGAGTAAGGATGCTGTATATGATGATTGGCTATTAGAGTATGTTAAAAAAGAGCCCGGTATGAAAGGGTTAGAAAGAAGTATTATACATTTTGCTAAATGGTCTGAAGAACATGAATGCGATTGGCAAGAATATTTTACTGTAGTTAGTCCTGCAAGATTTGTATATGATATTAGATCAGGCAAAGTAAGTCCTTGGGTATTGTATCTTAGTGAGACTGGCTCCGAAGTGTTAACACGATTAAGCGATGAGCAAATTAAAATGATACAACACATTATCGATTCTCAGTTTTGGCTTAAAGTGTTTACAAAGAATCCTGCAGAGGTTACTGAAATCCGCAATGCATGTGAAACAGCACAAATTTAAATAAATAGTAGCAACTAAATTAAGGATTGTAATGAAAGTAAAACTAATTAGTCACTCACAAGCACCTATGTACGAAGAGTCAGCATTAGACTTAGTGGCATATTGTGCCAGAGTAAGTAACCCAAGTAATCAAAACAATACAGAAACAAATGAAAAACTTGTGAAGTATTTGATGAAACACAAACATTGGTCACCACTTGAAATGGTGAGCGTTTGTTTAGAAGTAGAAACAACCAGAGACATAGCAAGGCAACTGTTACGTCATAGAAGTTTTAGTTTCCAAGAGTTTAGTCAACGTTATGCTGACCCAACAAAGGACTTAGACTTTGAAATACGTGAAGCACGTTTACAAGATCCTAAGAACAGGCAGAACAGTATTACTACTGATGATACAATACTACAAGCTCAGTGGGAAGACAGACAAAGAGATGTTATTAAAGCCGCCACAGACGCTTATAACTTCGCTGTAAGCAACGGTATTGCCAAAGAGCAGGCAAGAGCAGTACTACCAGAAGGAAACACGTTAAGCAGGCTGTACGTTAACGGTACGTTGCGTAGTTGGATTCATTATATTGAATTACGTGGTGCTAATGGCACACAACAAGAGCATATGGATATTGCTCATGCTGTAGCAGATGTTATAGCAGAGATATTTCCATTAGCAGAAGAGTTCAAAGGGAAAGAAATTTAATGCCAAATAAACTTATCGCATTTGGTTCCGAATTCTCACGTGCCCACAACGAAGATGAAACATCTTGGCCAGAGCTATTAGCAACCTCTGTGAGCAAAAATTTAGACAACAGAGTTACAGATAGCACTTCAAATGAATATATTTGGGATACCATTGCCCAAGAAGTTCGAACACACCAAATAGAAAAGTCTGATATGGTTATTGTGCAATATGGTAATATGTGGCATAAGCATTTTTACAGCATAGAGAGATCAAACGACTATAACGAATTAAGTGTTAAAGAACAAAAGAACTTTGACTTTAAGGAAGAGCTCGGCATACTTAATGATTCTAAGATGGCAGTGTTTACAAAATGGAGACCTGAACATGCTGACCAACAACATCATGTTATAGACCAAGAATTACATCAAGCATATGAAAATGCAGTTTGGGACAATCGAGATTGCTTGTGGAATTTCAACAGCACTTTTTATAATAGACATTTTCAATGTGTTAGGATGTTGCAATCAGTAGGCGTACCTGCATTGTTTATAATTGCATCAGCACATATATGTCCTTTAGATGACAACGAGCTAATGGCTGAAACAGATCACAACGGGTTGAACATTAATAGATGGATTGACGATTTCGAGCCCGAAGATCGAGATAAAATAATAACACCTACATCTATACTCACAAAACGTGGACACTATGAATTATCTATTTCCATATATGAAGCTCTTTACAGCAGTAAAGGCGGCATAGTTGATTAGTAAAACAGGTTGACAAACACACACAATTTGCTATAATATACACTAATAATTTACGAAAGGTAGGATATTCATGAATTTTAGCAAAGTCAGTGTAGGTATTAGTTTATTGTTCTTGACCGCATGTGGCGGTAGTGGGACATCTCCAGCAGTTGGGTTACAACCACTCACACCACCTACACCACCCTCAACTCCAACACCATTATACAATGCTGAACCACTTGTAGCATATGATCCAGATACATATTACAGCAATGTGTGTACTGCTGATACAACGTTAGAGCCAAGCATACAGTTTGCAATACCCACAAAGTTAAATGATGACGAGTACACAGACTTTATTGTTGTCTATTGGTGCGACTTAGCAACTAATTCAGAGAAGACTACTGCTACACCTAATATACTTGTTGCACAGGTTAGTGACGGCATTGGCGGATTTACTGTAGAGAACTATGATGTGTTTGGTGAGAGTTACCCAAGCATCAGTGGTGCAAGTAGAAAATATGCTGTAGGTGACTTTAATAACGATGGTGTAGATGATTATGCATTTGCAACCAATTGGGAAGATGGTAGAAACAATGAGTCAGTGTATGATGCTCAACCAACAGTGTTATTAAGTAATGCAAATTACACATATGACATCAGTGTGTTTGGACAACCTTGTTGGGGACATGCAGTACAATCGAGGCCAAACGATCAAGGATATGATGATGCATTGTTTGGAGGCTATTGTGGCGACCAATTTCAGGCATACAGATTAGTAAACAATGAATGGGTATCTACTACACAAGAATATCCTGTGGGAATAAATCAACCAGCAAGTCATTGGTCAACAGATTTTCAAACTGTTGGTACAGATTCGATTGTTGGTACAACTTGTATTTTCACAAGTAATGACACACCACCAGCATGTGGTATTGGTTTGTTTACAGAATACGAAGACTGGGCAATGGATGATAGTTATTTAACACCAGCAGAGTTTATTATCACAGTTACCAATTGGAATGGTGATGTTGGTCCAATGGATGTGATGTTGGTTAATGGCGAGCAGTATTTAGGTATTGCGGCCAGCCAAATGTGTGTTATGGACGACTCTTCTGTTATTGCTATGTTTGATGGATGGAAGCCTACAGTAGAAGTGTACGAAGGCGGAACGTATGATGTTGACGATATGGACGACCATAGATTCTTATTAGTGTTTGATATTGTAGATAATAAATTAGTACAACGTGAAGATGCATTTGTAAATGAAATTAATCAATACAATGCAAACTTCTTTGAATGCGGAGATATTAACAACGACGGATTAAGTGATGTGGTTATATCAGAGTTCAGTAGAGGTGAGCGACAATTTGGTGGTAAGCCAATGGTGTATTTAAACAACGGCAGTAAGTTTGTAATGTATGAAAACGCTGAAGAGCCAATGCCGGGTCACAGTGGTGTACAGGACAATGCACAAGGTTATCTACACGATATGAACAGCGATGGTTATGTTGATGTTGTTGTGTTTGGCGAAACAACTGCAACAGATGGTAATATAGAAATATACACCACTACTGATTACTTGACATTAAATGAATAGGTGTTATAATAACCATTATGAAGATTGATTTTGATGTAGACATTGATATGCCTAATCGTGATGAACTGTTAAAGTTTATCAAGCATATACCTGCAAGTATTGTTAAAGATGGTAAATTTACTAAGCACAACACTGGCGTCTACTTACAAAATATTCCATTCAAACCAATTGAAAACTTCAGCAACATAGATCACAAAACAGCAGAAGAAGATGGTTGGTTTAAACTTGATGTACTGAACAATAGTGTGTATACAGATATTAAATCTGAAGCACACTTAAATCAACTACTCAGCAAAGAACCTATGTGGGAATTATTGCTACATAGCGATATAGTAGAGCAACTATTCCATATTAATAACTATGCAAAATTAGTAGCAGAATATAAGCCGCAATCAGTAGAGCAATTAGCAATGATACTTGCAATTATTAGACCAGGTAAGAAACATTTGGTTGGTAAGAGTTGGGCAGAGATTGAATCGGATGTATGGTTGAGACCAACTGATGATACATACTTCTTTAAGAAGAGTCATGCTATTGCTTATGCATTAACTATTGCGGTACAGTTGAATTTGATTGTTGAGACTGCTAAGTCTTCTTGATAAGTTGAATTGTTCTTCGTTTAATTCTTTTCTTTAGTAAATTTTGCAAACTGGTCACAGGACCAAATAATATTTCCACGTCCTTCATTACAAATGTTCTTAGATAAGGCATGAATGCTTTCATTTCGTAATGTAAGAATACATCAATTGGTAATTGTCTATTACTTTCCCACCACCATATTTCGCCAAGTTCTAAAAAATTTCTCTTTATTTCTGGTGTTGGAATCTGCTCTACATCGTAAAATGTGAGGATTTGACCATCTTGATTAACTACTATGCCGACATATTCTCTGCCACCGTACGTTATACCAGTTAGGAACTCAAAGTTGGAGTATTCATTTGCTTCTACCATCTAAGATATTTATCACTCGACTGATAAATACATGTATGAGTAACGGCGACAATAGACTTTATTTGTACGAAAATGTAGTAGATCTTGTCATAATGGCAGGAGATTTATATGTGGATAACAGACCAATGAACAATAGAAACTTAAAAGCCCACAAGGGCGTAACTAATGATATTTATTTCCAGATAAGAAATAGAGATAGAAAATTACAAAATGTATTTTCTGAAACACTGAGAGCATACTTAGTAAATCCTTCTACCAAGAAGAGATTGATTACACGAATCCTCGAAGACACCAGTGAAGTTGGAAAGGTTAAGTTGGTCCTTAGTGAAGGAGATCTTGCTCAAATAGATCCAGGTTTATATCAAGTATTCATCACACGTTCGGTTGATGAGTTAACTGACAGACCTGTGTACACAGACCAAAATAATTCTTTACGTTTTGACATTGAAGTCACAGACCAAGTTGGTGTACAACCTGTGCCTACTCAGGAAGATAAAACATTTTTCCAAACGCAGAATACATCTACTGGTGATGCATCAAATGTTTTTGTATCAAGTGCTATGTATGGTAACTTAGACAGAAACTTTACCAATGCACAACACACAGTGGCAATATATCCTCAGCAGTACACTGGTCAAGTTCAATTACAAGCAAGTAGTTTAACTGCTACACCTTCAACAGAAGATGATAGTTTTGATTGGTACACAGTTAAAACAATAGACATCAGTGACAAGTATTTGGTAAAGGGCAATGTTATTGTTACTGACAGCAACATACAAACCAGCACAGGCAGAGTTACTTCGTTAGGATTAACATCTATGACCATTGTTGACTATGAAAAGATTGACACAGACAATAGAACAGAAACGATATCTTTTGTAGGTGCAACCACATTATTAGACGTTGCAAATTTAATAAACAACGGTGCTAACACAAATGCAAATGTTGTAGCAAGTGTTATAAGCACTGAGTCCGAAATAGCAAACACCAAAACATATCAATTGCAACTTGCAGGAATGCATTTTGGTATTTCCGGCGACAGTGTAACCAAGTTAGGGTTAGGCGCAGACACATATAAAAAGCCTGATGCAAACGTGGTCACAGAAACTTTCCAAACTAACTGCAACTGGGTAAGATTAGTATCTAAGCCTACTTCAGGAACCTTAGAAAAAATACAACTGAGAAACTAATTATACTTGACACTTGTAAAAGGATAGTGTATAATATATAGATGTTAGAAACAGTTGTTGGCTCAGTACATAGTTTATTACTCGACCATTTACCGTTAAAAACTACAAAGACTCCAAGTGGTTGGATTACCATGGATTGTCCTATGTGTAGTGATAAACGTAAACGTGGTGGATTAAACACCAACGGTTCTAAGATAAGTTTCCATTGTTTTAATTGCAACTTTACTACAGGCTGGAGTCCGAGTCCTTACTTAGGTAAAAAGTATAAAGAACTTGCAGAAAAATTAGGTGCTGATAGAAAAGCAATACATGATACTCAAATTGAACTAATGAAGTTCAGTGATGACTTCGAGGATGTAGATCTAAATAATTATGTTTACAATATTGCAAAATTTGAAGAGTATGAGTTACCGGAAGGCACTGAACTAATAGAAAATTTAAGTGATGTAAACGAACTAAAACAATATGCAATCAGTAGAGGTATTTTAGATTTATATCCGTTAATGCATTTCAAAGACTTTGCAAACAGAAAAAGAGTAATGATACCTTTCTTGTACGATAATAAATTAGTGGGCTGGACAGGAAGGCACGTAGCACCACCTAATAAAGAAACTCCAAAGTATCTACAAAAATTACAACCAGGGTATGTGTTTAATATAGACAAATTTGTAGACACAGACAGAGATATAGTGATTATCACAGAGGGTGTAATTGATGCAATATTAGTAGATGGTGTTAGCATTATGGGTAACACTATTACACCAGAGCAGGCACATCTTATAGATAAATTAGGACTTAGGGTAATAGTATGCCCTGATAGAGACAAAGCAGGCATAGAACTAATTGATCAAGCATTAGCACTTGGATGGGAAGTAAGTTTTCCACCGTGGCATGTAGATTGCAAAGATGCCGCTGACGCAGTTAGTAAATATGGTCGCCTTGCTACAGTATATAGTATCATAAACAGTGCAACAGGAAACAAAATAAAAGCTCAGGTAAAAGCCAAACTTATAAATACAGACACAGGAAAAATATAATGGACCCACAAATAAAATTTTATGTTCATGGTTCGAGCGCCACATCAGGCAATCAGGACTTTGCAACAATCAGAGATAAGCACACAAACGAAAAAAGAAAACTATGTCCGTATGCCTGGCCACAATTGATTAAAATTGGCAAAACAAAAAATGGCAGAATTAGGAACATGAGTATTCCTGGTTGTAGTATACAACAAGTGTTCAGAGATGTGTTAAACTTCTTAGTAAACTCACCAGAGTATCAACATGAAGAAAGACTAAGTTGGTATTTTTTAATTGAATTACCAGATCCACATGTTATCGAACTACACGAAGAAACGTATGGTATTGTGATTTTTGTACAACCTGATAACAGTATTATACTATGCAAAGATGGTGAGGTTATTTCTATCAAGGACTTATCAAAAGATGTCCAAAAACTTATTACTGATAAAGTAAAAAACATAGACGTATTAAGAGAAACTCTCTATACTCCAAGTACTGTATATCAGGAGTTCTTAAAAAATATTATTTTGCTTGAACACACATTGAGATATAGATCAGGCTACTTAGATAATTTTTGTTTCTTGTCAGCATCAAAGACTGCTACATTAACAGGCGATCCGTTGTTGCGTGGGCTCGATGATGCAAATAAGATTGTTGGCAGAGAATCTTGCCATAATAAAACTTTTGAAGGGTTAATTAAAACACGTTATCACATTGTAGAGATTTTAGACTACATTACTAAAACTGATTTAGGTATGAGTTATACAGCAGAAGCACAGCAATTATTTGCTGATGAGATCGAAAAAAACATTATACTGAGACGTAATTGGGTAAATTTAATTAATGAACGAGCAGAGGCACCAGTAGAATGACAGACATTAAACAATATACAGATGATGTACAAGAACTTTTTATTAAGTTTTTATTAAGCGATGGAGATTTGTTTGCAAGATGTCAAAACATTGTACACCCTGATCACTTTAATTTAAAGTATAAAGCGGCAGTAGAATTAATGATTAGTCATGCAACTAATCATAATGCTGTTCCTACATTAGAACAAGTTAATGCTATTAGTCCAGTTAAGTTTGAACTGATCGAAAATGTAACACCAGATCATCATAATTGGTTTATGGATGAGTTTGAAACTTTTTGTAGGCATAAAGCACTTGAAAAAGCAATCATCGAAAGTACTGATTTGCTTGAAGCAAAAGATTATGGCACAGTAGAACAAAAGATCAAAGATGCTGTACAGACAGGCTTAGTAAAAGATTTAGGTTTAGATTACTTTGATAACCCAAAAGAGCGATTAGAATGGATAAAAGCACAGGCAGGCGCCGTAAGCACAGGCTGGAAAGGAATAGATCAGAAACTTTACGGTGGACTGAACAGAGGCGAAATAACAATTTTCGCAGGAGGCTCAGGAGCAGGTAAAAGTTTATTCTTACAAAACTTTGGTGTAAACTGGAGTTTAGCAGGACTTAATGTTGTTTACATCAGTTTAGAACTCAGTGAACAACTTATTAGTATGAGACTCGATGGTATGGTTAGCGGGTACGCCGCTAAAGAAATCATGCGTAACATGGATGATGTGCATTTAAAAGTAGTTATGAAAGGTAAAGGCGCAGGTAAGTTTAGAGTAAAACAAATGCCAAGTGGTGTTAATTGTAATGATATAAGAGCGTTTTTACGAGAGTATGAAATACAATCAGGTGTAAAGGTAGATGCATTGTTAGTTGATTACTTGGACTTAATGATGCCTATTAGTGCAAAGATATCTGCAGAAAACTTGTTTGTTAAAGACAAATACATATCAGAAGAATTACGTAACCTTGCAATGGAACGTAATATGTTGTTAGTAACTGCTTCTCAGTTAGGCAGAAGTGCTGTAGAAGAAATAGAATTTGACCACAGTCACATTGCAGGTGGTATCAGTAAGATCAACACAGCAGATAATGTTGTTGGTATCTTTACAAGTAATGCTATGCGTGAACGTGGTAGATATCAAATACAGTTTATGAAAACACGTTCAAGTAGTGGTGTAGGAAGTAAAGTAGATTTAAAATTTGACCCAGATACATTGCGTATTGAAGATCTCAGCGAAGATGACGAAGATGCAATGACAGTAACAACAAACAGTTTAATGGATTCACTGAAACGTTCAAGCAGTATAAAAGCAGAAACAGATGATGCACAAGGCACAGTGTCTGATAGTTTGCAGTTGATGGACTTCTTAAAGAACAAAAAGTGATAAATACTCGTAGTACTATATAATAAGGGAATTGATATGCGTAGGTCACGTAGCATTTTAGAGGAACTCAACAGCATTTCTGTAGACAGGAATAAAGATTTTGTGGTTGAGAATAGAGGCGAGCATGTTATTAACAGTGCAATCAATCTTATTGAGCAGATAGAAAAAAACTACGATGAAAAAATTGCTAAAGATCTAACAAATAGATTAATTAACAGCATACGTGGTAAAGATGCTAATAAGTTCTCCCGAGGTATAAAGAAAGTGATTAAAGAATCACAAGGGAAAACTGATGGCCAAAACAAAGAAACCTAAAACACAACAGACTCTACGTAGACAAGCCTGGGATACCTTCAAATCAGGGTATGCTCGTAAAGGTATGGACGATGAGCGATTTGATTTTAAATCAAAAATTGGTCAAGCCATTCTCGGTAAAGATAGAAAAGTAGGTGAACCTAAAGCCAGTGTAACTGATCGCATAAAGAAATCAGTTAGCAGTACAGCAGATAGACTCAATAAATTAAAGAAAGGCGGCTCAGACGCAGTGGATTGGGTTGCTGATAAAGTAGCACCAACACCAGATAAAAAATACGACCAATCACAGAAACCAGAACTTGACAAGCAAATTGGTATGCTTAAAGGACGTTTGAGACAACAAAGTCAAACTCCTGCAACTAACGTATTACCGGCTGATAAAACTGCTAAAATACAACAGGCTATTAAGGCTGGAAAACTAAACAAAGATCAGTATGCACTTGCAGGAAGAAGCATAATGAAATATCGCGACCAAGGCTTTGATGTAAAACAGTTAGTAGTTGCTTGGTTAGCCACAGGCAAAAGTAACTTAATGCAAAGCAAAGAATTAGAAGAACTAAAACTGTTAGCAGGTATTAAGTAATGAAATTTGTAGAACTTTCTAAACCACTTGTTACAGGCATACTCACAGAGTCTGCACTACAAGAAGCAGAAGGTAAAAACACTCACCTCGAACATCTCGAAGATAATATTTTTAACAAAGGCTATAAAGGCGCCAAGGAAGCAGTAGACTACTTGTACAGTTTACATGAAATGCTTGAAGGCAACACAAAAGCACCAGTAAGTATGACAACCAAGTGGGACGGTGCTCCTGCCATTATAGCAGGCAGAGATCCGCAAAGTGGTAAATTCTTTGTAGGCACCAAAGGTGTGTTTGCACGTAAGCCTAAAATGAATTTCACAGTAGCAGATATCAAAGAAAATCACCCTGCAGAAGGCTTACAGCAAAAGTTAATCAGTGCATTAACACATTTAAGTAAATTAACATGGAACACAGTTGCACAAGGCGATATGTTGTTCACCAAAGAAGACTTAATGAAAACAACCATAGACGGTGATGAAGTAATTGCGTTCAAACCAAATACCATTGTTTATACTGTACCTTCAAACTCAGAGTTAGCAGGACAAATCAGCAGTGCTGAAATGGGAATTGTGTGGCACACAGAATATGCAGGTGGTCCAACACTGGCAGATACGTCAGCAAAGTTTGGTTTTGACAGCAGTGTGTTAGGGCAAACACCAAGTGTGTGGCACAGAGATGCACTAATAAAAGATTTAAGCGGCACAGTCACTATGACCAAAGAAGAAAGTGTTGCTATGAAAAACTCAATACAAGAAGCGGCTACATATTTAAAAAGCATTGACGCTGAAACATTTGCTTGGTTAGAGAAAGGCAACGATCTAATAGGTAAAGAATTTTTACAACAGCTCAAAGCACATGTGAACAATAACATCAGAGCAGGAGCGTTTGATAATCCAACTGTGTTTGCAAAAGGTTTTGTACAAAAGTACATAAATTTTATGCAAAAGAAAATAGACGGTTACAAGACTCAAGCAAAGCAAGACGAAATGACAGAAAAACTTGTACAAGGTGTTAAATTTATCAAAGAGCATGTACCAGGTATTGTTGCAGTGTATGATTTGTACTTGAAGTTAATTGAGTCTAAAGTCATTATTGTTAAGAAGTTAGAACAAATACGTCAAATGGATACATTTGTTGAAACTGGCGATGGATATGAAGTAACCAGTGAAGAAGGTTTTGTTGCTGTCGACAGAGTAGGCAATGCACTAAAACTTGTTGATAGGTTAGAGTTTAGCAGACTAAACTTTGGATCAGGAAAGCCTGGTGCATAATATGGATTTCCAACTTATAGATCAAGAATTATCCGAAGCACGTTTGTTTAGAGGCACTCGTAAGTTTAGTACTCTTGATGGCAAAGACATAGCAAACTTATTATACTTAAACACCATATCGCTGTTTATATTTTCCTCAGACAATAAGCAATCCGGATATGCCAGAGACTATGCAAGAGCATCAACACAGTACTCAACATATTCCTTATTTAGAACACATGCAACTGACATTTACATGTTAGCATACCAGATAAAAAATCCAAGCAATGACTATGTAAAAATGCGTAATGAAATACCAAGTAAAGCATTTTTAAATAGATTATCATTTCAGGATAGAAAGCACATTGAATTTTTAAGAAAGATTGTTATAGGCAAAGCAGATCCAAGTGAAGCACAATCATACTTGTTTAGATTAGAAGCACAATTAGATATCAATGACGGCAGATATAAACGTTGGCGTAGAATGGCATTGGAATGGAAACGTTTAAAAGACATCCAGAAGTCATTACTGTTACATCAAATAGGTCAAGAAATGAGCAGGCTGGGTAAAAGCACAGGTAGAACCAGCGAGTTATTAATAACGTTTAATAAAATGTATAAATATAGAAAGTATACTAACAGTGCTGAAAAGAAAGATGTTATCAGACGTGTTTCTCCACCAAGTGTACAACCAGATAAAAAACGTGCAGGCGGCATAAAAAGAATTGCAGATTATTGGGCCTCGAGGACAAAGAAATGAAAATACATGAAATTATAACAGAAAGTATGAATATAGCCCTCGATTTACAAAAAGAAATCGAAGACGATATTACTATAGCAAATAGCGGTCAGAGACACCCAGATTACTTAGGTTTAGATGCCAATCGAGCAACCATTGATGCCCAAACATTTTACTTTAGTACTGCCCAACAAAATCAAGCAAAAGCCATAAGAATGGCATTTAAAAAACAAGGGTTTAATATCAGAGATAAAGATAAAAAATCCGAACCTAATAAGTCACAAGCAAGAAAGGCATATGAACTGGAACCAACTACTGACCTACCAACAAGAAGTAGAGGTGCCCAAGCAGGTAACCAGAATGCATTCAAAGGCGGCCCTGCTCCTAAAAATACAGGTGTTTTAGGTACACCACAAGGATTTAAACAAGGCATAGCACATGGTGCCGCTAAGTACAAAGACGCTGACAACACAACAGGCATATCCAGACTCCGCAAGTCTAAGTACAATAAATAACCATTAAAAGACAACTTTTTGATAAATAAGTGTAACAGCATAATTTTTATGCGTTAATTAATTTCTTAGGAGAATAACATGGCACAAGCAAACCCAAACGCGGCAGTTAGAGCGGCAAACGGATTCGTAGGCACAACTCACATCTTAGAAGTAGATGACGTAACAGCAGTAACAGTTGAAGCGGCATGTACTGAAGCACAAGTAGAAGGCTTCGTAGTTGTAGCAGTATCAGGTTTAGTAAGTGGTAGTCACATCGCTGTACAAGGCGCGGCGGCAACACCTTCAATCGCAGGTACTACATTAATCGCAACATTCGGTTAATATCCAAACATTTATGTTTAAAGATCCTCACTATGTGGGGATTTTTTTTGGCTAAAATAAGATAAATAAATGCATAGGGCTTATTTAAAGTCCGCATTATTCAGGAGAATTACAATGGCACAGGTAAAAGTAAACGGTTTCTCAGAAGACTTAAACGGTTTCGGTAGAGACTTACATGTTGCAACAGCAACAGTTTCAACTAACATGACTCAAGCAAAAATGGACGCATTAATTGCCGCTATTCAAACAGCAAATTACTCAGTAACTGGTATATCTGGTTTTGTAGTAGACGTAGCAACAGCAGTACACATTGCATACGAAGGTGGACCAGCAATTGCTGATGATTCATCAGATGCATTTGGTGTTACAGGTTGTGCATGGGCAGGAGTTGCCTCATTCTAAGTTAGTTAACTTACAAATCTAAAAGCACACTTCGGTGTGCTTTTTTATGGATAAAATTTCTTGCAGTAAAATTTATTTCTTTGATAAATAGTACAAAGAAACACAATATTGCGGAGACACACATGGCATTAGACAGAACAGGCGCAATGGGTAGCAGTGAAGTATTATCGAGTAACATTGAATATTATACATTGTTTACATCATTGGATATCACCAGAACAGGTGATTTTGTAGATGAAACACAAAAAGATTTTGAAAGTGTTGTACAAGTTATTGGTTTGAGAGCTCAACCAGTAGTTATGAATAACCCAGTAGCACTAAACGGCACAGGTCAAAACTTATTAGAAAATTACGGTGCACCGAGTATGGAAGGAGCAGGCTGGATTTTTAAATTTGCTTTTGAAAGAGAAGGCGTACACACAATTAATACACTTAAAGATGAATTAGATGGTATCGTATTAAATGGCGGTACTATAGATACTAAAGATACAGTGAATATGGAATTCACTAAGCAAGATTTATTATAATAAGAGAAAATTGTTATGCCAAGAAAAGCACAACCAGAAAGTAAAGTAGAAAAAAAATATCTTGAGGATGGTAATCTTGAAGCTCATATCATTGCTGATATGTTGCGTATTGAAAACATCACAACTGAATTAAGAGAATTCAAAGAAGATACCAAAGCAAGATTAAATAAACTTGAGGGTTGGATTGTTGCAATTGTTGGATTAACAGTAACAACATTATTAGCCACAGTAGGTGGTTTGCTTATGAGGATGATGGGTGTATGAGATACGAGCAACTCACTGAAGAAAATATTCTTGAAGCAAGAATGGTGTGGCGTAAGATGGGCAACAAAGTAGTCCGTGCTGTGAGATGCACCTCAGGTAGACGAAAAGGCAGAGTAGTAAGCACAGCGGCACAATGTTCAGCACCAATTGATCTAAAGAAAAGATTAACACTTAAAAAAACTAAAGCAAAGTTTGGTTCACGCATGAAGCGTAAAGCACAGAGAACAAAAAGATTTAATCCTGCAAGTCGCAGATTAAAAATGCTTAATAGGTAACTGGAATGAAGTTTAAAGACTTAAGATCTATACAAACTGTGATTAAAGAATATGGCATGACCAAAGGTCCTGCAACACCAGTCACACAACAAAAAACAGGTGCTGTAGCAAAATCAACCAGTGCAGTTAAAAAGCCAGCAGTAAGTCCTACATTAAATAAGCCTTCACCAAGTCCTACTACAACAGGACCTGTCAGTACAACAGCAACAAATAAACCTACACTAACAAAAGCAAAAGCAAAAGATTTACAAGTAGGCACAGAATACAAAGACGATAAAGGGCAAGTAATAGGAGTAGTTTCCTCACCAGTAGGAGATGGTAATAATCCAGAAGCAGTTGTTGTGCAACATCCAGCAACCAAAAAGTTTAGCATTATGAAACCAGACGATGTTGTAAACGTTGACTCCACAGATGAGATAGAAGAAAGTAAGGCATTAAACATACTATCTAAAAATAAACGTAAGCAACATATACATAGAAAAATCAAAAGACTTGTTAGACAAAATAATCTACTTGAACAAGGCGAAGAAGATTTATTTGAAATAAATTTCAACAACAAAAAGTTAATAACATCAGCATTAGACATGCCTATTAAATGTGGATTCGAAGCAGAAACATATTGGGAACAAATAAACGATTCTGATGAGGATGAAAATTGGGTTGATGAATACTATTGGCCCGACATTGAGGAATTTGTCCAGGACCAAGAAGGTCAGTCCAGTGTCAATACACTCGAAGAAGCATATAACGAATGGATTGGCGATAAAGCATTAGATCTCGAATACGACATCGTAGAAGAAATGTATCAAAGTCGTGTAGAAGACGAAGTTTACATAAATGATTACATTGATCAAGAAATGGATGAATCAGACATCGAAGAATACAGAGATCAATATCTTGAAGATTTAGAAGATCAGGACAAAGAAGAATACGAGGATTGGGATATTCTTGCTTGGGGTAGACAGTTAGTAGAAGAACATCATCATGATGAACTTGAAATATGGCTTAAAGATGAGATTCGTGATAGTGGTGAAGCAATGGAACAAGCCTACGATGATGCAAGAAGCGAATACGACATGGATGAGTGGGCCAGATACGAATACGGCAGTTGGGGATCTACTCTATCAGAGCATGGAATTTATTTAAGTAACCCAGGACAAGATGGCGAAGGTGTATACACTGTGGGTTCTATGTTAGAAGATTGGGCGTACGACAAATCTCAGTTTCATAGAGTACAATCAGGAGAGTACCACACTAATGCAGGTACTAATCAAGACTTTTGGCGTGTAGAAACAGACAGCAGTATTGAAAATGAAGGCGGAACTGGTGCAGAATTAATAAGTCCAGTGTATAGCACACCTAAAGAAATGCTTGGTGAAATGAAGCAACTGTTTACATGGGTTGATGAGCAAGGCGGCGGCACTAACGGTTCGTGTGGTTTACACGTGACCATGAGTTACAATTCAGCAGATAAACAGGCTCACGAAGCCAACGAAGTTAAACTTGCAGTATTATTAGGCGACAAGTATTTGTTAAGCACGTTTGGCAGAGATGGCAATAGTTATGCTAAAAGCCATATGGGTAAATTAAAACAAGCGGCACAAGAATTAAAAGCAGATCCTAACAATACAAAGTCAATCCGAGCCATTGAAGAAATTTTACGTAAAGGAATCAATCATAATAAATTTTCCAGCATACATTTCAAAGATCAAACTGATAATGATTCTGGTAATAAATTAATAGAATTTAGAATTGGTGGTGGTAGAGATTATCACGAAGAGTTTAATAAAGCCGCAAAAGCAGTGTTGCGTTATGCAGTCACAATGCAGGCAGGTTATGAGAAAGACTTATACAAAAAAGATTATGCAAAGGCATTATTCCGTTTGATAAACAATTTGGATAAAGTAGATTCTACAGATGTAGAGTTTGCAAAGGGTAGATTTGATGATGACAATCAACCGTTAGTTGATGTCTTGCAGAACTTATTCAGCAAACATAATTATCGTGACAGCATGAATACACTTGCAACGTCTTTGAATAATTTAAACAAGTACAACAAGTACAGTGATCCCAAGGCAGATGCTGAGTGGAGAAAGAGCGTTAAAGATTATGAAGCTCATACTGGTAAGAAAATTACTGAAGATGATGAGGACAAACCGTTAAGAGGTGTAATTAAACCAGACACTATTGCACCAAGTAAAACCGCTCCAGTATATTTGCAAAGAGCACAAAATAGTTTTTCTGTAGCAATTGCACAGGCAGGTTATGACTTAAATAGAAATTTAAATAGAGCTACAGTCAATGCTAAAGCAATTGGTGTGTTGAGAAATTCTATTAAAGATTTTAAATTATCATTTGAAGAACTTAGTACTAACATACTAAAAAATAGAAATATGATTAATGTCGGGGAAAACAATCCTAACGAAAAAACATTAATACAGTCTTTGCAAAATGGCGTAGATAGATTATTTAAGAAACAAGTTGTACAAACTCCATCGTTTATGACAGGTCCGCAGGTTGAACAAGTAGTAGGACTAATGTGGAATGCAATACAAAGTGGACAAGAGTTAGATGAAAAAACATACACACTTTTATCAGCATTAACAAATAATGAAGTCGACGACGTTAAGAAGGCATGGAAAGATTTAAGCAGTGGCGACCCACAACGAGAATTTAAAACGTTCAACCAAGCCATAATAGCAGGAAGATATAGCCATTCATTACCAAGGGGAGACGGCGCTTGGTTTAAAATTAATCAACCTATAAATGATAAATCATTTAAACTGTTGGTTAAAAAATTATCTCAATTTGAAGATTACAATCACCCAGTTGCAAAAGGACATAATCCTAATTTGACAGGGGACGATTCATATATGGATAATGCCCAATCTAAAATGTTAATTAAAATGCGAAAGTATTGGGAAGAACTCGACCGTATCAAAGACATAGATGTACAACTATACATAGATAGTTTACACAGCCTTATTAAACCTTTAGATAACTTATATGCAGATTGTTCAGCATACGCAACTCAAGAAGACTTTTTACATAACTATCCTGGTCTTGCTGATACTATACATGCTGATAATGATGACGGCTATAATTATTTTGGATTAAGTGATAGACAAGCAGAAGAGTTAGAAAATATTATACAAGAGTTAACAAATCAATCCGGTGAGAATGGTTTCAGTTTTACTTCTATCACTGACAGATTAAAAGATTGGACACAAAATTTTGTTAATAGAGTATTCGATCGTTACTATAACAACAAACAGAATAATCCAGATTTTTATAAACATCCAGACATCAAAAGATTAATTACTGGACGTGTGAGTGCAATTGAAAAGTACCTAACATCAGTTGACAACATGGCTAAGAAACTTGGCTTCGCTGGACAAAGTAATGCAATAGCAAATAAAAAGCAGTTAGATAAAAAACAACAAGCATTTAATAAAAAGCATGGACAAAATCACAAAGCCGAAATTAATGTACCAATGTTCTCATATGTGTATGTTGATGAAGAAGTAGTTCAAAGTTTACAAAACGGAAGACCAGATTACAGAGATTTTGATATGCAACATGGCGTCCGTAACAACTATAACACATTGCTTATTATTCCTACAAGGCATTGGCATATAACAATTGAAGCACAGGAAGTTTTAGCCAATCCGCGATATAAAGGCACATGGCGAGAAAATGTTGCTCACAATATAATTTCAGCCTTTAAAAATTTATATTACAAAACTCCGGAACACATTCAAGCATCTAAGATGAAAGTGAACAGGGAATTCCAGGCGTTGTTAAAGAAAAATCGTATCAAAGTTACCAACGACGGTGACAGCAGAGAAACAGATAAACAAACTCCACTATTACCAAGATCGGAAATAAACGGACCAAATGGTGAACCGTTTGAGCCTTCATCAGCCGCGGCATGGCGTATAAATAATCCAGAGATTTCTACTAAAGAAAATGCATTTACTAAGTTTGATAAACTACCATTACAAGAACAATTACGTTTGTTGGCAAAAATTGACAAAAGCAAAATAGATGAAGCCCACAAAGTTTATACAAAAAAAGCACAGGTAGAAGAAGGTGCAGTGCCTAAAAATGATAGACTTGATAAATTAAATGCCTTGATGATGAAGCCTTTGTTAGGCAGTGATCTCAAAGGACAGTTTGAAGCCTATGTTGCTATACCCAATCCACAATTAATTAGTGCATTTAAGTTAGCAATAGCATCTGGTGGAACAGGCATAGATTTAAGAAGTGTAGTAAAAGGGTTTATGGGTACACTACATAGCAGTCAGCAAAAGCAATTAGCAGAAGGCAAATTATTTGAATATGCATCACTGGATCAAGCAAAGCAAGATATTATACAAGGTGTACAAGCATTAGACACAGCAACTGATGATCAAGAACTTGCTAAAAAGAATGCTGACTTATTAGATAAAATCTACACAATCTTAAACAAAGGAAATGTATTAGATAGAGTACAAGAAGTATTACCAACAGTATTACGAGGCGAGTACTCAGACAAAATGGTTATACAAATTGCATACGAACTCACAACGGCACCATTAACTTATGCTGAGCGTTCGGAGTTTGCAGATAACTTAGCAAAAGACAAAGTAATTAATCCTAAAGTATTGTTAACACCGGGCAGTTACACTGTAGATGATTTAACATTTAACAGCAGTGTAAACAAAGCCATGTTCGACCACTTAAAAATATTTGGTGTTGGACAACAAATGAAAGGCCCAGCAGAACATGCCTTAGCAATCTTGTGTAGGAAAATCAGCATACAAGGTAAAGGTGATGTAACCATTGGCAATACAGCAGTAGAGATTAAAGCGGCAGTTAGCAGTAACCCAAGTGGCGGCGGTGGTAGGTTTGGTGAAACAGGTAATGTTCCAAGTCGTAATCGCATGTTAGAAATTGTTACATCGAGCGAAAAAATAAAGCCATTGATTGCACAGCATTTGATCAAACAAAAAAGTTTAAACATAGAACAGTTTGTACAACTATGTAATTCTGCAGAGTTAGAACCACAGGAAAGAAACGCATACGGACAGGCAGTCTTTGGTGAGATATTTGGACCTGAAGCGGCTCCTGTAATACAAGCATTTGCACAACCTAACGCAGATCCAGACACTGTGAGAAAAGCATATATTATCAGTAACTTTAATTGGTACAAGAACAGCGACATGGGTGGTGAATGGGAAATACTTGCCGCTATAAGTTTTGCGGCAAACAGCATTGGTGTTGTTAAGACAGGTGAAGACTTAAAACAAATCAGTATGTACAAAAAGAATCCTGCAATTATCACAACAGATAAGCCACAAGAAATGTTATTCCAATTTAATCCTAAGGCAACATAAATGAGACTTGAGAACTTAACTGAGCAAAAACAAAAACTTGTACAAGAACGTTTACCTTATAAACGTGATGCATTAAATCCTGTGATGAGCAAAGACACAGTAGATTATCATTTTGGTAAACTTGCAAAAGCATACGTAGATAAGTTTAATGCTGGTAAAGGTGATGCAAAATTTAATGAAGCAGGTGCATTCTTGCACAACATTTTCTTCCCACAGTTAAAAGAACCTGCAGGTGCAAATAAACCTCATGGTGAAATATTAGAATTCATAATTGCTAAGTTTGGCAACTATGACACATTCAAAGAACAGTTTAAAGAAGTTGCAATGAGTATACAAGGCAGTGGCTGGGTGTATCTTGCAAGGAACGGCACAATAAAAACCATACCTAATCATGCAATGAGAAGTGATATATTAGTGTTAGTTGATTGGTGGGAACATGCATGGGCACTTGATTATCAGAGTGATAAAGAAAAGTATCTAAATAACATATGGAAAATAATTGACTGGGACAAAGTCAATGTGAGGATCAAGTAATGAGACTGTTTGAGTTAGGCAAAAGACCTGAATCAGATAAAGACTTTCCACGTAGTGTGATGCCTCAGATTAGAAAAAAGAATTTAAAGGACAGTCCGTTTAGTTATAAAACAGGTAAAATAAGCATAGACAAATTAAAGCCTGTACAAAGTCAACGTGTAAAAGGCATGCATGATAAAGCAAAACGTGGCTTCAATGACGGTACAATAAGACCTATCATAATTGATAAATATAACTATATTGTAAATGGGCATCATCGTTATGATGTAGCTCGAGGCTTAGAATTAACTTCAGTTAAAGTAATTAAAGTTGATGCTACTATAGAAGAACTTATCGATCATTACAGCGACACAGCAGATGATCAACCTACAATGGAAGATAAGTGGAAAGAGGCATTAGATAAAAAAGTTAAGAAGATGCCTAAAAAAACAACGGGATCTAAATCAAATATTTTATTTAATTTAGGTTTAGCAAATGAAAACTTTGCAGATGGTAAAAAGAAAGGCAAAAGCCGACCGGGTAGAGTTAAAAAAGCAGGTGCAAGTTGCAAGGGTTCGGTAACGGATCTTCGTGCTAAAGCCAAGAAGTATAGTGGTGAGCGTGGAAAAATGTATCACTGGTGTGCTAATATGAAATCGGGTAAAAACTAAAAGGGTATATAAAATGGTAGATTCAGTTAAAAATTACGGTATCGCAGGTGTCAGTGGTAACGTTGAATTAGGTAAGGGCGGTCCACGTGTTGTTGACGGAACCTCCGATATTCAATTACGTGAAAACGGCGGTGATTTAACTCGTGCAAAGGTTTTAGATGGTACAGCAGACGATCATGCAGTAACTAAAGATCAGCTCGAAGGATATCACACAACAAGAATGTTTAGTAATGTTATTAATTACAATGACAGTGTTACTAACCAATTAGTTGTAAGAGCAAACACAACAATTTTAAGTGTAGCAATTAGACCACTTACAGGTTGGACTAATGCCACAGAAGCAACAACAATCAAGGTTGGTGATGCAAGTGACAATGCTAAGTTATTGTCAGATTGGGATCACAGTGCAAACGAAATAAAAGAAGAGTACAATGTAAAGTACACTGACCAAACAACAATTAAATCTACAGTAACCACTGGTGATGCTACTACTGGTACTGCAAGATTGATTATTATGTATGCAGGTGGATTACACAGAGCGGCACCGCAGGTTGAGATTGATAGCCAAACAGAAATTAATATATTCTTTGATACAAGTGGTAGTATGAACTCATCACTTTCCGCGTTAAGAACAGCCAAAAACGAATTACTCAAAGAAGCATTATTACCGTTTTATAAAAATGACAGCGACGACTATGATAACAACGTATCATTTGTCGAAGATCCAAATGAAAGAACATTTGGTCCTACACAGTTGCAAACATTAGGCAGTGAAGCAAATGTAACACAGGTTATTAATCTTGTGTTCCAGGATGAAGCATCTCCTTATGGTGCTGAAGCAGGATCTGAACCATCCAGAACTAATGTATTTGATACTGACATGGCAGGATTAAGAAGTGCTATAAGTTCATCAACATCAGCAAATGGTGACGGATATTACAAGTCAGTGGTATTCCGTGTAGCATCATATGATAACTACTTTAGTGCATATCAAACTTTAATTAATAATGTACACAGCGGTACAAGTAATTATTCAGGAACTAATGGTTTAAGTGATCTTTCATCTAAGTGTAAGCGAGTAGATAATGTTACTCCGGCGGCAACAGCGGCGTATTACACTAATACAATTATTGATGCATTAAATACATTTGGATTTGCAATTCCAAATATATCAGAATCCTAATCTACCTTAGGAACCGTGACAACGGAAGGCGTCACACCAAAAGCACTCTTCGGAGTGCTTTTTTTTATTTAAAATAAAAATTACAAACTTTGATAAATAGTATTATGAAGATAAGAGATATCAGTGAAACAACATCAGGCGGTATTGCTGTAGTGGCACAACCAGTCGGCAAAGTTATTAAACGTCCTAATCCAAGTGTTTTTTCTAAAAAGAAAAAGAAAAAAACTGAGGAAGGAACACGTTGCTGGAAAGGTTATACTAAAAAAGGTACAAAAAAGATGTTCGGTAAAACAGTTCCTAATTGTGTTAAAAACGAAGACATAAACGAAAGTATGATCGGAGAGCCCGATAACTGGTATGATGCTGAGCAAAGAAAAGAAGCATACGATCAATTACAAGATGCATTAACGGGCGGATTCGAAGACGATTATATCAAAGATGGTACATGTCCAGAATGTGCTGGTTCAGGATACCT